TCCATACCTGTTTCGTAAGGGATTTTAACTTGCACAGATTCAAACGGCTTGGTAAAACGTGTTTTCATTACTTTACAAGCCGCCCTAATGCCACGTACTTCAGTAATTTTGTTTCCTTTTTCGTCTTCTTTTAGTTTTAATTTCTTTATTGCTATCACAATAGATGATGCATATACAAATCCTTGTCCACCAGATATTTTGTCATCGGGGTTAAACATATCTTGTGATGCATACGTATGATTAGTTGCTACAAGTCCTACGTTCCATGAACCAAACATATTAACACAATTACGAACTAGTGCTGTTAAAGACTTTGCTTTTCGACCTAAGTCGCCCTTCATTTCACCTCTTTCAAATTGATCTACGTCAGTTGGAGTTAGTAACATACCTAAACTGTCAACAACAATTAATACTTTGGGTGCATTTTCTTTGTTATCTTTATTTTCTTCTCTGTATAGTTTCATGAAGTCTGATATAGTTTTTGCTACATCATCGATCATAGATAAATTTAATTTTAAAAGTTTCTTCTCATCAGTATCTACACCGAGAGCTTTTAACCATTTTTCATCTAAAGCATTCTCAGTATCAATTAAAATTACAAATATTTCTTGCTTTTGTGCTTCTTTAATAACGTTGCCTGATGCAATATAAGACTTACCTGCTTGTGGTTCTCCAGCAAGTACAGTTACTTTTCCTAGTGGAATACCTTTGTTGAAGTCTCCACTTATTAAATAATTTAATGCATAGTTTCCTGTTGAAATCCAATCAGTCGGATCATTAAATCCTACACCAAGTCCTTGAATGGACTTTGTAATACTTTTTCTAAATTTTGTCGCGTCAAATGGTTTAACCATAATCACTTTCTATTTTAACACACAAGACCTTGACCGTCAATACAAATCAAGGCCTTGGTAATTAGCGGGTTTATTTTTGTTGTCTTGATCTTATAAGTTTCAAGATGTCCTCTGCTCTTTTGGCACTATCACCGCTAGGTTGTGGTACCGGTTTAGTTTCAGCAACCTTTACATCGGAATTTACCGGGTTTGCTGTTTTTTCAATTGGAGCAGGACGACTTGCTGTAGGTATAGATACTCTACTTACACCTGCAGGTCTAAAGTATTGACCATACTTCTCAAGATCATAAGCCTCACCTTCAACAGATTTTTCAAATAATTCTTTGATTATTTTAATTTCTGCTTCAGATGGTTCTTTTGGTCTATAATCTGACAAATTATGTAAACCAAATTTGTCAATAGATGCTCTTTCTGTTTCGTCTAGAGCTCTTTCTCTTCGTGACCATTTTGATGTTGAGTAGTCTGCATAGCCACCTTTAGTTGTCTTATTAACTCTAAAGTCAACACCTTTTACATAATCAGTTGGTAACTCTTCCATTTCTGGATCAAGTAATGCCGATCTAATTATATTAAAGATTTGTGGACCAATTATAAATCTTCTAATTGGATTCTCTGGTGTTGCATCTTCGTTTAATGGATTTGTGACAACAAAGCCTTGGAATATATAACTTTTCTTTTTCCAATACTTTCTTCCCATGTCCTCCATTGATTTGTCTTTAAACCAAGGTCTAACTTCTGTTAGAACCGGACAAGTTTTTCCGTACATTTCCATACACGGTACTTGTACCTGGATTGGTCGAGAGTCAGTTTGACCTTTAATACCTGCGAACGGTAGTTTGATCATATTTCTCTCTGTCCAAAAGAAAGTATTCTCCGTACCTCTATCAGGTAAGAATCTAATAACTGCTTCTGAACCTTCTTGGATATTCCAGTGTGGATAGATGGCATTGTCGCCACCTGTTGCAGAAGTGGAGCGGTTCACTTCTTGGGATTTTAACTTCGCTCTTATTTCAGCCAATGTAGCCATAATGTAAGCCTCCTTGTTTGCCTATGTTTGTTTTCTGCCTAAATGTATATTAAACATTACGTATAATATACTACTATATTTATTAAATGTCTACCGATTAGTTTTGGTAATTAGAAAGGTATTTTAGTCTAGCAATTTGAAGGCCTGCATCGCCTGTTACTCTGTCGGGGTCACCCTCGATACCAGCAATATTAAATCCTGAATCTTCTTTTAATTTGTTTAATCTAGATTTAATTGATTCTACTATTTTTGTTCTTGATTCTTTTAATGATTTTGTTTCAGCAAGTGCCCAGCCTTTTGCTAGATATTCTTGTTCTTTGTTTTTATCAATTACTATTGTTTTGCCGTCTTTGGAAACCATTACATCTGCTTTTGGATCTTTTAGTTGTCTTGGTAGTTCTTGTTTGTTTTGAAATTCTTTTAGTCTTGTTTCAAACTCTTTTATTTTTTCTTCAAATGTACTATTAAATGCTGGTTCTTTTTCTTTGTCTCTTTCTAAACCAGGTAATTCCATTTGTTTTTCTGATGGATCTTTAAATGATGATACTGCTTGTGATAATCCTTGTTTCATTTCAGGTGACAACGTGTCAGTAAAGTGATCAGCTGGTACTAGTTGATCTAGTACATATTGTTTTACAATTAATCTTGCATCTGCTTTTTCACCTTCTTTGTCATACAATGAACCTAATGCATCATATAAACTGTCATCACCAAATCCCACAGATGATAACATTTGTGTTGCGTTCATGGCATCAGTTCCAACTTCTAATGGATTCTTCATGACACTAGCTAGTTCTTCATAATTTTCTCCTGCGTGTTCTGGAGTTGGTAATGACCATGTACCTTCTGTAATTCTATTTGCCCATTGTTCAAAAGCGTCTTCTTTTGGTTTTCCTGCTCTGTCTTTTTTAGGTTTAAATGCTCCAGGATCTTGTCTTATTTCATCTGCGTAAGCAGGATCTTTTTGCATTTTTTTATAGTCGTCGATGTATCTTCGTGCTAGTTGGATTGCAATTTTTTTATTTTTCATCCAATCTTGTCCTGGTTCATTGAATAGTTCGCCTTCGTTTTCTAAACCATCAGCAACTCTTGATGCAAAATTGGCAACTCTTTCTTCGTTGTCATCTTGTGTAAGCATTCGTGATGCTATATCTGAAAGAATAGATCCTAGCATTGTATTATTATTTGTAAATTTAGTAACCGATAACATTCTATCAGCTGAATCATCTTTTCTTAATACTAATTTTTTTTCAGGATCAGCTAAAAATCCTTGTACTACTGCTCCATGATCAACAATTGGTTCTGTAGGAGTATCAATGGCATCGTCTTCTGGTTGATATTCTTGCATTATATTATGAATTAATGGTAAAACTTTTTCAACTCTGTCGTCGAGATGCTTCATTGTAAATTTTTCTCTGTATGCACTTCTGTCATCATCACTTATGTCGGCAACTGCAGACGGTTTAAAGTTTTTACTTGCTTCGTCATAGTGTGCTTGTTTGTTTAAGTTTTTCATGTATGTTCTTAAATTTTCTAATTTTAATTTTGTTTGCTCAATAATATCACCAGCATTATCATTTAATTGATCTTTGTGAGAAACGTATCTAGAAAATGAATTTAATTGTGCAATATTTTCTGATGTTTTGATAATGTGTTGTCCAAATTCGTCATGTGGTCTTCCACCATTAGAAACGTGTCTAGTCATTGCTCTTGCACCTGCTAAATGAGTAATTGGATATTTGAATCTTTCGCCGTCTTCGTTTTCAATATATAATGAATTAATATGTCTTGATCTAGAACCAGGAATATTTTCATCAACCGGTCCTGAGTGTCTAATTATTAATCTTGTTTTATCTAGATTTTCGTATGAAGATCTAGTTGTACCAGTCATGCTTTCTTTAACTTTAACACCTGCTAATTTTGTAATTCTGTTTAGTTCTTCTGACATCTCATCAGTATTTACCGTTGCGTTCGTATCTGCCATGTTCTTATAATCTTGCTTCGTTAGGTTCGATTTAGTAATATCTCTTACGTCAAATGATAATTGATGTTCTACTGCAAAGTCTTTTAGTTCCTTTAAAAACGCATACCATTCGTCTCTACCGTTTTCGTCTATTTTGTCCACTAAATTACGGTTGTAAAACACTTTCATATTCTCACCGTCTGCTAATGATACACTTACATGGCCAAATGTGTCAGCTTCTCCAAAGTCGAATTCAAAAAATACAGCAGTTGCTGGATCAGCAGTAGGAAGACCACTTTCATCTCCTACTTCTATATTTGAGAATTGTGATCGTATTTTGTTAAA